ATATCTAATACTCTACTTCCATTACCATAGATGATATGAAATCCAACACAATCTAACAACATCTAACTACATATATCGTGCCGTGAAAAAATAAGGACATTCACCCTTACTTCTTCTTCAATAACCATATACATTATACACTATACACTATCTACTTACTTCATAACAAATCCTCTAACCGAATTTTCATAATATCGTTCAATTCGTTCTATGGTTGGTCTTCGTAGTCTATCATATACTGGAAGGTAATTATCGTGGTCGTGTCTGCTGTCGTCCCAACAACTATACCTCCCTATCTTTTTACCTATTTCAAGGTTTCTATCTTCATCACTTAATACCACCCATTCACTTCGCTCCCATTCCCATCTACCAAAATAAGCATTTCTACAACATTGTTTGAAATACTCAGGTGCTGTTTTTGATTTCTTTATATCCCATTCACCCCCTGACCCATCATACCTATTCATTGTTATTTTACCTCTAAATATGGTATAATCGCTTAATCGGGTAAGATGTTGATTTATAGTTCCTTCTGTCGCAATAACATATAATTTCTCACAATCGTCTTCAACCATTTCATATATCAAGTCTTTTGCTACATCATCATCTAAATCGTAATACATATCTAACAACTCCTTTACAGATTTATCACTACTATTTTTAACCTCCATTGTAGCAGATACACCACAATCCCCACCACTAACCCACTGATATTCATCACGAATTCTAAACAATTCAGTTGGGTCACCGCCGTTGTATTGATATAATATGAAATTCTCACACAATGCCTCTTCACATCGTTTATTATAATACTCAATATGATAAATAGCCCGTAAAATTTCATAATGTTCTTCATTTCTTCTATATAATTCTTCCCTGTCAATTCCAACATCTTCATACTTACCATATCTTTCTTGAAGCCCTCTTTCCATTTTATTATACTCCTCGGCATAATGTAAATTAACGCCGTTTTGGTCTATAAATTTCCTCATTTGTCCTATTGTTGCCCTACGCCAATCACTAAATGTTCTATTACCACATTTATCCTTTGGACTTTTATAACCAACCATTCTTTCCCAACTTATCAACAACTCGGCATAATCTTCCTTACTATATTTGACTGGCTTTTCTACTACTTTAACCTCTTTAACTTTCTTAGGTTTCTCAACTTTCTTAACATTATCCATCTCCTTTGTGACTGGGTTAAACTGAGGCTCGTTGGGTAGGATTGGGTCGTCATCTATTATTACCTTCTTAACTTTCTTAGGTTTCTTTAACTTCTCAACTTCCTTCACTATCATATTTATATCCTCACACTCCATCAGGTTTCTCTCAACCTGTCCCTTCGCATTAACTCTCTGCCTTTCAAGTTCCCACAGATTTTTTACATCTTGGATAAACTTGTTGGTAAGAATTTCAATTGCTTTTGACATCGTTCGCTTTTGTTTTCAAATTGAATTCGCTTTTGATTGCTTGTTATTGCTCTTATCTGTAAGCAAGTTTTTCATTTCATTTTTTTTTCTTACAGCAAGTTTTTTGAAAAACTTAAATTCTTGAAAAAAATGAAATCAAAAAATTCTCAAAGCATTATGCTCTCGTATAACCGTAACAGATAGGCGGTTTTATAATTTGACTTGAATGTAGGCGGTTTTAATTTGACACGCTCAGGTGATTTCATTTTTTTTCAAGAAATTTAGTTTTTCAAAAAACTTGCTGTAAGAAAAAAAAATGAAATGAAAAACTTGCTAATGAATGAGAGCAATAACAAGCAATCAAACAGATTGAAAAAGCGAACAATGGCAACAATGAGAAAAGTTATGCTACGAGCAGAACACCGACCCAAAGTCCTCCAATGTGCGATAGAGGCAAGAGATAATAACGAATGCGGTTTCTTCTATGACGAGCATAGAGACGCATATGCTATGTTTAATTTTAGAGAAATTATTGATGAAATCAAACGATTTACTATTATAAAAAGACGAGGAGGTCATCGCTATAATGATGATATTATACCATCAGGACACCTTCAAGCCATAGACCATAATAACCAAACAAAGATGGTAGATGGAAAACCTGTATATACTATGGTTCTCCAACAACAACATAGTAATATTAGCCCACTTGGATTAGGATTTGATGATAATACATTCCTTGTATCAGGTTGGATATACTGCTTCTTCAATGAGAAAATTCGTGACAGTCTATTTGACAAGTTCTTCTTATTGAAAGAACCATCACCAACCCCTCCTCCCACACCAGTAATCCCAGTAGAGACCCCCAAGAAAAAACCAAAGACAAAGAAAGTAGGTGTATGTATTACTTGTAAATCAGTAGCAAGGTTAAGATGCGGTGGGTGTAAAAGAGCGTGTTATTGTAGTGCCGAATGTCAAAGAAACGACTGGCTACATCATAAGGAAATATGCGAAGGCTGTAATTAGATGTGTTATTTAATGTAAAATATGGAAATTGTGACGGCGAATGCCTTCACTTTTTTCTTCACATAGACGATTTCACTTTTTTCCAAGAAATTTAGTTATTCAAAAAACTTGCTCTTTAAAAAAAAAATGATTTGAAAAACTTGCTAATGAATGAGAGCAATAACAAGCAATCAAAGAGTTTGAAAAGAGACTGAAAAAGATGTGTAACTGTTTAACAAGTATGGATATTCGTGGGAGATGTCTTGATACACAAGAATTAAAAAAATGTAAGGTAAGGTATGACACTATCATTTGGTTAATAGAAAATGATTGTGATATGATTACAATTCTTGAAAACCCTAAACTAAAACGCAGTGAAAAGGATAAAGCCTTGAAACGATATATACAAAAAACATTCCATATTGTATCCTTGAAAGAAAAGGATACAATAATTAAACAGTATTGGGAGCATATTGAAGAAGAAGCAAAACTAATGAATGATGATGAAACAGACAGTGATAAAGAACAACACGAAAGGGGGTTGATGGGATTAGAAGATATAAAGGTGTGTGTTCCTAAAAAAAAGGTGAAAAATGATGATTGGAAGATAAAGAATAATGTAAGAAAGGCTAAGGAAGAATACATTGGTATTATAAATCATTGGTGCGAGATGACTTCAATTCCAAGGGAGGAGGTAAAAATATTCAATAGACTATCATCATATGTTAAATTCATAGAGAAGAACATTGACATAGATGAACTAAATGAATGGAAAAAAAAAACAGACCCTGAACGGAATGAATTAAATGATAAAATTATAAGATGGGTGAAAGCATACGAGAAATTCTATTGTGACTGGGCGTTAGATATTGGGGATTGTTGTATTGCTGGTGATAAGAATTCTACTATGTCACGCAAAAGGGGAGTGATTGAAAAATATAAAATAACTGAGGAAAGCACAGTGTTACTGGAAAATCAACTTGTAGAAAGACAGGAGTTGAAAGAAAAGTTAAAAGAGTGTGATGATGAAACGATTGCTAATATTAATTATGATGTAATAACAAGAAAAATGGAACAACGGGGTAAATGTCGTGATGATGAAGAGGCACGAAAAGAAGTAACTCGTTATTTTGATGATGTAGCAAAATATGGTGTTGCTTGGAACGATAGAGATATATTATACCATCATTACGACACTATGATTGGAGGCGGTTATATAATGAAATAGAAGATTAGAGATATGACGATTTAATATAGTGACCTTGTATTGTGCCTACACTTGTTCCCATCATAGTAGCAGTATCCTTCATCTCCTGATAATTATCACCAAATTTCTCGGTCAAATAACTATGTCTTATGTTATTTGTGCTGATTTTTTTTCCACCGAAGATGGAATTTAGACGCTGGTTCAATTTAACACTTGTCATAGGTTGATAGTAATTGTCAAACAATAGATATTCCCTATTGATATGTTTGGTTTCATCTAAGAACTTATCAATAATCTTTACCAATTTCTTAGGTAGATTGATTTCCTGTTCCCCATATGTCCCTGCGGTTTTATATACATTTAGGATAAGGATATTTCCATCTTTGATATAATTATCTGTTGCTTGATTGATATTGTTGATTTTTAGATTTGTGAAATCACTTAATCTACGAGGTGGGATAAACTGACCCCCTGCTAAGGCTAATATAATATAGTTCTGTAAAGTTTGATAATCCTTTGAGGTCTTCTCCTTCTTAGATGATGTTGATTTGTATAATCTCCTCAATTCATCTAACTTGTCCTTTATCTCATCTTGGGTCACCCAATTATCTCGTTCCTTTTGAGTTGCCTCACCAGTTGCTTTCTCTGCGTTGTAATCGGCATTCGCTCTATCTAAGAGTTCCTTAAAGTCTTCGTCTTCGTGAATTGCTATAATAGCACTTATCACCGACCTTTGTGTTGAGATTGGAATATTTTTCAAATACTCCATTACCCTTGCTTTATTTCTAATGAATACATCTTCCTCAAAGTATAACTCCAAGTTTTTACAAATTTTCCCTACAATATTGGAATATGTCTTGATACTACTCTCTTTGACATTTGGTTTGTTCTTTCGTAATACTTCTTGAATTGATGACATTATATATATTTTTCTATACTATGATAAGAAAATATATTTCTTAATAATTATATACGAACAATGCTTAAATGGTTATTACTAAGAAATAGTAAGAAATGGTAAATTATCAGCAAAGTAAAATATACAAAATTGTAAGCAATACAAGTGACGATATATGCTATGTTGGAAGCACGACTAAAAAATATCTCTGTCAGCGTATGGATAATCATAGAAACGGATATAAGTGTTGGAAAAAAGGTGCTAAAATTTCAACAACAACATCTTTTGAATTGTTTGAAAAATATGGTGTAGAGAATTGTCGTATTGAATTGATAGAAATATTTCCCTGTAATTCAAAAGATGAACTATTTAAGAAAGAAGGGGAACATATTCGTTTGTTGAATTGTGTAAATAAGAATGTAGCAGGTAGAACAAGGCTGGAATATCAAAAAGAATATCGTGAAAATAATCACGATACAATACTGGAATATCAAAAGAAATGGTGTGAGGATAATCCTGAGTATCAAAAGAAATGGAAAGAAACTAATCCTGAATGTAATAACGAATATCAAAAGAAATGGTATAGTGTTAATCGTGATACAAAAATACAAAACCTACGGAAATATCGTGAGGTTAATAAGGAAAAAATAAAAGAGAAATATACTTGTGTATGCGGTTCAACTATACGAAAAAGTGATAAAACACGACACGAGAAATCTCTAAAACATATGAATTACTGTGCCTCTGTATCTGCTGTGCCGTAATGTTCTATTGTTAAATGACTACAATGAAAATCATCTATGTAATCATATGCCCTTTGTAATATATCCCAAGCCTCACTCAATTTTCTTTGTTCTTCTTTGATTTGGAAAAGTTTGAATTCATAGCATAAATTATGAGACGGTGTATGACTATGTTCTCGGCACAACAAACAATAATATTTACCCTTATTCGTTTGTTCCTTCATATATAATATCAAGACATATTATATATGGATTTTAACGAAATCATTGAGCGTTTGAAAGACTTACCTGATGAAGAAATTGAGGTAATGGAAGAAGTAGATGTGAGGAGACAACTTGTATCAAATTTGTCTAATGAAATTGTAGAAATTAATCCTGATGAGGCAACACAGGTTGAATGTAGCACCATTATTACTCCTGATACACATATTCCATTGACACAAGAAGAAGTAGATGAAATTAGGAGGTTGGGTATTGAGAAAGTCGCTGAATTAAGAAGGGGTGAAAACGAATTCCAAAAGTTGAAAAGGAAAGTTGAATATTGTAAGGTGATTAGTTTGTATGATTTGAATGAGCCTGTGTATTGTGATGTTCTTAATATGGACGGAGTGTTGAAGTTGAAATATACAGAAAAAGTTACAGAGTATTTTGATAAAGATATTGACTTTTTGGAAGGGCGTTTTAATACCATTATGAGGGCTGTGTTGATTGATGGAGATGTTTCTTCCATACCCTTTTAATTTTCTTTGTATAGGTATATAGATATGCCGAGAAAGTGTAAAGGAGAAGGTATTGGTGCTTCACCTAAAATTCCTACCGTAGATGAAAGGACGGAGATGCTGGAAATGATACAAAAACACGCAGAATTAAATGTAGAACGATTAGTTGGTAAGGGGTTTCATAAACACTCACACGGAGAGGGTTTAAGTGATGTAATTGAATATTTTTTGAGTGGTAATACCGCTATACAGCCTAACGCAGGTCAAATGACGACCGAAGACAGAGTTTTAGAAGAACACCCATTTTTATTCAATACATTCGCAAGTGAAGAAGCAAAACATCGTGCTACTAAGAAACAGACGGCTCGTTTGAAGCGTGAGAAGAAAATCGCTTTCTAATGTATATGGAAACCCAAAAACAGGATTTCAATAAAGATGTCAAGGATTTCTTCAAAAGGCAACGAAAATATGTAAGTAATGATGGAACGATTATCTTTTATACATTGAAGGACAAGGAACTATACGATAAATGTGTGGATAAACACGATGATTAAAGGATAGGACGGAGTAATTGGTTTATCCAATTAAAGTGATTTAAAATAATCACTCTATACTATACATACTAAACTCAAAATGCCGTCACCAAGTTATTCGCAAAACAAAGCGAGTATCAAACGATACAGGGATAAAAATTATGAAAAGGTATTGGTGTTGAATAGAGAATATACTAAGATGTCTATGAGACGGATAAGAGCATATAAGGCAGGGGTTAGACAACTTTTGAATATACTTGTGAATTTCTTTGATTGACAGCATATTACTAAAATTATGCGATATTCGGTTGTATCGCATTATTTGAAAATAAAAATGAAATCACTTAAAGGATATTATCTATACATCACTATAAGAGGCAATGACAACAAACATTACAACCCTTGACAAAGCGATTTTTGGTTCTTCCACTATTTTTGAGAATGTTAATGTTTATGAATACATAGACCCCGAGGATTTGTATAATCTAATACATACTGCTAAATTAATTGAATACGATGGGACACGATACGAAGGGGGTGTTGGTAAATTGTATAAGACTGAGAAGGAGTTCTTAACTGCTTATCAATATATTTGGAATGAGCCTTTGGGTTGTTTTGTATCACAGTGGTCTTTGAAAAAACACGGCTGGGGTCGTGATTATCCAGTTGGTAATATGTCTATTTCTATTTTTCACAGACCTACTCGTCATACTTTATGTGATAAGTATTTGGTAGATGTGGATATTATTAATTGTCATTATGAAATCATATTATCCTTTATGAAACAGTTGAATTTGTCGTGTGAAGAAATTGAGAAATATTGTAAAAATCCTAAGGCAATTCGTGAGTTGGTCTCTATTCATTACAATACATCGTTGGATAAAGCAAAGTCATTATTCATTACCCTTATTTACGGAGGTGGCTTATGGAAGTGGCGAAAAGATAATAATATTGATGATAGTGTTAAGGATTTTCCTATGTTATTGACTATTAAGAATGAATTAGAAGCATTCCAAAAAGTCGTAATTGAAGGTAATCAACACATTCTTACCGATATATTAGCACACGACCCTCGCTATTTTGATGGTGCTTACGAGGGTAAGCGTGAAAGAACATTGGTTTCCTTTTGGTGTCAATCCATAGAACGATATATTCAAGAGAGTTGTATTATGATGCTTGTGAAAAAGCACGGTTTAATGCTAAATAATATTGTGCCGTGTCAAGATGGGTTTATGCTAAGGAAGAAGGATTTCAAAGATGAATTTATTGGTGAGATTAATCAATTCATTCGTGATGAGTTGAAATTGGTTTCCAAGATGAAAAGGAAGCCTTTTGATGAGAAATATAAGATTGGAAAACCACCTATTAATAAGGTGTTTATGAGATTTGATTTAACAAAGGCAGAGGATAGTCAATACGCACAATATTTGTTAGATGTGGCTACTCACTACAACGATATAATGACGACAGGTGACGGTAAGTTAATGTTGTCGTATGTATATACAGGTGTATATTGGGAACAGGGGTCATTTCACACTGCCGAGTTTTATCAAGGTCGTATGGAATATTTACAAAATTGGTGTGATGATAAATTCAAACGAATTACGATGGCAATTAGAAACGACCCTCGCTTTGATGGTTATGTAGATGAAAAGGAGAAAAAGGAATTGGATAAAATTCAAAAAGCACAAGAGAAACAAAATAAGGAGTTGAAACAAGAAAAGCAAAGACAGATTAAAGAGGCAAAACAAGAAAAGCAAAGACAGGTTAAGGAACGGAATATCCATATTCGTAAGTTAAAAAGGGATAATATAAATTTGGCTCGTCTTGATGATACAGAAAAATATAATAGTAATATTGAGACAATAAAACGACTACAAGAGGAGATTGATGAAATTGAACTCAGTGATGATATTGATGATGATGATGATGATGACAACAAATGTGGTAGTAATAATGTTGTAAAGAATACAGGCGACCCTTTGTTTCAATTACGAATGATTGATGTATTGAAGAATTATACCTTACATCATAATAACATCAAGAAATTATCTCGTAATATTACTCGTGAAGCGGTGGCAAAAACATACTTATCTGTTATTCATCAACCGAATATTAGATGGAATGTTAATCCTGAATGGTTTGTATTTAATGATTGTGTTTATGATTTGTCTAAGGGTGAATGGGTTAAAACAACCTCCAAGGATTACATTAATTCTACTTGTGGTAAGAATTATCATATTGAAAGTTCATATAATTCAAAGGAGGAATTTGATAATGCGTTGGCTGAGGCACGACGAGAATTACTTAAATTTTTCAAGAGCGTTGTATTGGAAGAAGATTATCCTTATTTTATGAAAGTATTAGCATCTTTCTTACGAGGTTTTAACAAAGATGAAAAGGCTTACTTTTGGCTTGGAGAGGGTCGTAATGGTAAAGGAACAGTCACTTCTTTATTACAGAATTTGATGGGTGGATATTGGGGTGAATTGAATATGGATTATTATACAAATTATACCAAAGAAGTAGATAGACCTAATCAAAATCTATACAATTGTCGTAATGCGAGAGTTTTAAATAGTAGCGAGGTTGCTGACGGAGATACTCACGACAACCCTGTTATATTCATTAGTAGTAAGTTAAAATCTCTTACTGGTGGCGATGCTATTTATGCGAGAGAAGTTGGAACAAAAAACTCAGCAAATTTTCAAGGCGGAACAGTTCTCGTTCAAACAAATAAAATGCCTTCATTTGTATCAATCAAGGGTGAGAGCATTAAAGAGCGTATCATCGTTCAATATTATCCTTATACTTTTACTGACGATGTGGAGAAATTAAAGAGTGACCCCGAGAAATATAAAAAGAAAGATATGACCTTGAAGGATATGTTCTCTACTGATATTTATAGAAGAGCATTAATAGACATACTATTTGAGGAGTATAAAAATTATCAAGCAGACTTTACCATACCTGAAAGTGTCAAGCGATATACTAATACTTACTTCAATAGCGAGAGTGTTAAAGGTGTTATGGAGAAATTTTATAAACCATCTAAACCTGATAGTCGTGTTAATTTGGAAGATATTAAACATTGGGTAAAACTTGAAAATGGTAAGGATATGAGTATTAAGTCATTGAGAAAGGAATTGGAAGAATTGAAATACGAGGTGTGTAGAACTGGTAATGTATTTACATTGAAAGGATATGAACTAATACCTGATGATAATCAAGTAGAAGTTGAAGTAGTTGAAGAAGAAGAATAGAAATATAATAGTTTGGGTAATATTATCCCTTAACCACCCATTCCATAGATACACAAATTCCCCGAGTTTTGACTTCCAAGACTTGGGATTTTATTTTTCCAAATTTATAATTTTGAAATTTTTTGATTTTGAAAATTAATTTGAAAAATTCTCAAAAGTAGGGGAATTTGTGTATCTATGTATCTATGTATTTTAGAATATAGAATATATATCCTACTACAATTATTCTTTTTTCTTTGAAGATAGTATGTATGAAATAACCGATTATACACGACGCAAAGCAAAGGAATTAGGTGTAGAAGTTCGTCCTTCTGTTAATTCTAAGAAAAAGATAGATGTTTGGTTAGATGGAAAACGAATTGCGAGTATAGGGGCTTATGGCTATATGGATTTCCCATCATATATTGAAAAAGAAGGTGAGGCTTATGCTAAGGAGCGTCGCCGTTTGTATAAAATTCGTCATATCAAAAATAGAACTGTAAAAGGCTCTAACGGTTGGTGGAGTGATAATCTTCTTTGGTAATAAAATGATTTAAAACAACAATCCTATATAATCCTATACAATGCCTCGTCAAGCAATGGATTACTCAAAAACCATTATATACAAAATTGTATGTAATGATTTAAACATCAATGAGACCTATGTGGGTCATACGACCTCGTTTGTGAAAAGAAAAGCATCTCATAAAAGCATTTGTAATAATGAAAAATCAAAACATTATGAGGAAAAAAAATACCAAACCATTCGTGCTAATGGTGGGTGGGATAATTGGTCTATGATACAAATATTAGAATTCCCTTGTAGTTCATTACAAGAAGCATTAGCAGAAGAAAGAAGACATTATGAATTATTGAATTCTAATTTGAATACACATTATCCTTGTAGAAGTAAAAAAGAATGGTATGAAGCCAATCCTGACTATATGAAGGAATATAATAAGGAATATCGTGAGGCTAATATAGATAAAATAAAAACAAAGACAAAAGAATATCGTGACGCCAATAAAGAGAAAAAAGCGGAATACGATAAGGAATATCGTGACGCTAATAAAGACAAAATAGTAGAAAGGTATAAAATCAAATACACTTGTTGTTGTGGTTCAATATTACTTAAACAATTTAAAAATCGTCACGAGAAATCTCAAAAGCATAAGAAATTTAGTTTTTCACAAAACTTGTTGTGAGAAAAAAAAATGAAATCAAAAACTTCATTACTGAGAATGGTAATAACAAGCAACAAAAGCGAATTCAATTTGAAAAACAAAAGCGAACGATGACTTCAAAAGTTATGAAATTCAACTGCGAATGCTGTGGTTACGCCACACAAAACAAATCAAATTTTCAAAGACATTTGAAAACCCGAAAACATCAGCGTAATATTGGGCTGTGTGTTGAGAATATACATTTACAAGAATGCTATAAAGCAGAAAAAGGTGACGAATACTGGGAAGACCCCGAGAATACAATAGTAGTTGAATGGGATTATGATAATAAGTTAGTTGATGAGTTGATGGACGAGGAGTATAAAGTGATGGAGTTGGATACAAAAAAGAATTGTATGTGGATAGAACAAGTTAAAAAACAGGCTAATTGGGAACGAGGACAGCGTATCAATATTGGTTTAAAACAAAACTGCGATGGTTGCTTCTTTGTATTTATTGGTAATGATGATGATGAAGGCGATGATTGGAAGTGTTCTAATTATCAATACATTAGTGAAGAGGGTCTGTTTATGACAAAAACTATGGAGAGTTTTAGGAAGTTTTATGATAAGATTATAACAAGAGAGGAATGGATTAACGAGCGTGAAATATATTATGAAGTAAATTGTATGTATAACGATAATGTTAGATACGAATTAGAATTAGAAGAGAATGGTGGATATGTTATGAAGTAATATTCATATAAAAACGATGAATATTATTTCAATAATGCGAATAAAAAAAAAACCTGAACTGAAATTTCTATGTATATTATGTGAAACCTATTGTGTTTCCTTAGCAGGTATGGATATACACTTAAACACCAATAGGCATAGAGTAAATGAAGAATTATTCAAAAAGAATGAACCTATAAGATTACATCACAAACTTTCCAATGAGTTCATTATTAACCTTTGAAATTTCTCTAAACCACTTCGTATAGCAATATACATAATCATTATCAAATTGTTCCTGAGACCACCTTTTCCATTCACGCTTCATTCTATCTGTATTACGAACAAACTGATATTTGTTAGGGTATTGCCTCTTCAATTCAAATAATGTATTGTATATCTTTGTAGCATAAAAAATGTCATTATCTCCAAGTGAGATGGTGATGTTTTTTACTGGACTAACATATGTATCGTCAAATTGTGGTGGGTTCTCATCACCACTATCGCTTTCATCTTTCTCCAAAAGTTTCTCGGCTTCCTCTTCAATTTTCTCGTTAAATTTCTCAATATTTTTAAGATGTTTGCGGGTCATACAATGTCGGTCATAATTTGCTTTCAAAATAGATGTATAATCACACACATCGCACTTATGATAAATTGGTAGAATAGTAGTAGTTTCCATATTGTTTCTATACATTATTATATTCATCGTTTTTAAGTCATTTAAACGAATACGATGAATAGCGAACACTAACAATTTTTTATTACCTTAATATATTATGAGAGCATCACGAGTAAAAAAAACCCCAGTAGAGAACACTCAAACTCCTACGCCAGTATCAAATTCAATGAACTTCTATGCTACTATCCCCAAGCATTTCTTAGATAGTAAGTTAGAAAATCCAAACATAGAAGAACATAATTTCTCTATACCTTTTAGGGGAGTTGTTGTAGCACCCAGTGGTTCGGGTAAAACCAATTTCATAGCGAACCTTATCAGGATATTTTCAAAAGGTCAAGGAACATTTGTAACCATAACCATAATTTGTAAGGATAAAGATGAGCCTATATACAAATACCTTGCTTCTCTTAGTGATGCTATTCAAATCAAAGAGGGTGGTTTAGAAAATCTCCCTGATTTAAATAAAGCAGATAAGGAAGTCCCTACATTATTAATCATTGACGACCAACAATTAGAGCGAAGACAGAATAGCGTGGAGGAATATTATATCCGTTGTCGTAAGAAGGGTGTAAGCATTTTGTATTTAGCACAGAACTACTATGTTGTTCCTATTGTCATACGAAGAAATTGTAACTACCTTGTTATTCTAAAATTATCAGGTGAGAAAGAAATTAAGACAATGTTAAAAGAGGTTGGTTTGGGTCTTACCAAAGAACAGTTGATAAAGATGTATCAGTATGCTACGAATGATAAATTCAATGTCCTAATTATAGATTATGAAAGCACGGATATAACTCGTAGGTATAGGAAGAACTTTACAGAATATCTTGACCCAGCAGACTATGTTTAGATTAATCCATTCCCTTCTTCCTTAATTATCTTTTCACCCTCGGTAAGGTTTTTCTTAACAACATCTACAATGCCAAAGTTAAATTCCCTTTTCTCACCATTTTTGGGTTGAAAGAATTGTGACAATACCCATTCATTCTGTTTGTGGTCGTTAGACACATTCAAATCATTAAAGAAACTAAGAAAACACCCTACATCATCATAGATGTTATAAGTTCTTTGAGGGAAACGATTAAGATAAAATGATAGAGCCATACAATACCACCCACACATTCCCGAGACGATACTTTGAATATCTTTGGTCGTATAGGGGCAAACCATATCGTTACAATATTTCTTTACAGTTTCACCAACTACTACGGGGTAAATTTTTCCATAACTATCAAAGTATATGGGAGCGAAATTTCCCTGAGGTGATTTATTCATTTGTAAAAACACATAATGACTTCCCTCGTTAGGTTCTCCATTCTCATCTGTTTCATCTTCCAAGTTGATAATGTAAGTTTTGTTATATTCCATCTTCATCTTAGGTAGTTCGGTCTTAAACACCACACCAGCCAAGGGTATTCCCATTTTCTTCGCCATTGACTTAATTTGTATATCGGTCAGCATTATTCTATATCAAGATTTTTTTTTATGGATATATACTAATATGGCAACTGGAAGACCTTTAAGAACCGTGTATGACCGAACTCAAAACTATAAAGACTATATGAAAAATCTTGACCTTCAAATCAAAAATAACAAGACGAATTATGATGCGAATATATTGTATAAACAAACAGGAGTGCCTACACAACCATTGGATACAAGAACTTATGCGGAAAAACACGCCGACATAGCCCAACTAAAAGTGGGTTTGCGTAGCGAGTTAAGAGTGCTTCTTGATGATAATGTGATAGGAGAAGTGCTTCGTGAATTGAATGACGAACAGATACAATTTTTAGCAGGTGTAGCACCTGCCTTAATTGCCGAGTTGAAACCTAAATATTCAGTTGGAATGACATCTCATCACTTTATAGATATTTTGGATAAGAAGGTTCGTCAAGAGATGGACTTTTCATTACCAAGCGAGATGATAGGAACAATAGCAGACCAACTGGATACGATTGCGGATAATATGGTTACAGGAGATAAAATGAATGAATTGATAGACCATATAGTTCATTCTAAATATACACGAAGTAGAGAAAACGAACAAATTGTAAATGGACTAAGAGGGATAAATCAGGACATCATACACACTCAGGATTTGTTGCGACAAATTGGAGATGATACAGGTGGGGTTTTACATACTATTAATGAAAAACTCCTTAACCCTGAGGATTTGGAAGCAATGATAGGATATGCTGGTGTAGAGAATGCTGATAGGATAAGACAGGCATTAGTAGAACAATTTCAACATATACCCACCATAGACCAAGTAGAGAGAATGATAGGTGACATACAACGAGCAGACGCACAAGGTGATAGACAAGGATTAGATAATATTTTAGAAAATGTAAGAGAAGAGTTTGCTGTTATGAGTGATAGGTTAGATACATATAATGATACTGTTACTGATGCTATTGAAGAACAAAGAAAACAAACAGCAGAACAAATCGCACAAACAAGGCAACAAGTCGCAGCAGAAGGTAGAAGGACACGAATAGACTTGGGAGTTTCCGTAGCAGGTGTTTATGATAAGGTTGAGGAAATGAATGAGAATATTAATGAAGGCATAACTGGTCTTAGAACTGAACTTGGAAATAGCACAGCAGGTCTCGCTAATAGTTTGACAAATCTATATACGAATGTAGGACGCAACGCAACATTGTTAGGAGAATTACAAGGAGGTCAATTACAAATTAGAGCATCACTTGAAGCAATAGAACGAGCAATTAATATGCTACAAGGCTTGGGTGAAGTTAATGTTACTCAACTATTAGATATGGAACAGCGTATTAATGACATTAACGCATCAGTTTTGACAGTTGGTGTAAAACCTGAAACATTAGATGAAATTCAAGGAGCAATCGCACTTATAGATGATGAGATTAGAGGTGGTTTTCAAGAACAAAGACAAGGAAGAGTTGGAATATCAGCAGAACAGCAACAAAGAAACGAATATGAGTTAATTCAAAGATTGAGACTTGTAGCAGAACCATTAGAAGATGTAGAAAGTAAGAAGATAGGAGATATGAAACAATATTTAGACAGACTATTTAGAATTGGAATAACCTCATTAAACGAGAGTATGAATGCTAATATTGGAGGATTGAAAGAAAGTAAAAGTAAAAAGGCGAAAGCAGGGGCTAAAATGCCTATGTCAATATCTTATATTAATTCGTTAAGGGGAGATGATTTGGAATTTTTACAGAGAAATTTTCGTTTTATAGATATGGAAATCCAGCGACTATTGGATACAACCCCACCGATTTTTGCCGAAGAAGCCCCAGCATTTAGTGAAAAAGTCCCACTTGACCCTTTTGCTGGGGGACGACCCCCCCCAACCCCACTTAGAACGCCAAGTGAAGCACCAGTTTCAATGTCGGCATTTGAAACACCATCTCCTGAAACTATGTATAGAACATCACGAAGGGTTGAAACCCCACCATATGATTTATTTGGAGAACCAAGACAAATGGCGGAAGCACCTAAAAAAAGCGAAGGCAAAGGGGTTTTAACAAAGCATAGAGGAATTGGTGTTAGAATGACTGGAAGAGGCGTAGCCCCCAAAGATAAATACATACCATTAGGAAAATATCTTATTAATATTCACAAGTTAGAACACAACAATATCGTTTCATTTAAATCACCAAACCATAAAAGCACCAATATTCAATCCAAACGAGTATCCCAACCAGTAGCAGATATTTTGTTACATATTGTGAATGGAACACTTGATGAAATCGTGACGGACAATCTTAGTGAAGATGATATTTCTTACCTTTTCCAATTAATCAAGAAATGTCAATTGGATAATTTCTTAGATGGAAAGGCAGAGAACAAAATCAAAACCAAGACCGAACAAGAGATACACAACTTTTATCTATTACAAGGGGAAATCGTAGCAGGTAATGACAATCCACAAATAATTAGGGAATTTAAGGCAATCCTCCTTACGATGATGAACGAAGGCAAACTATCTAAGAAAGAAGCAGGTGATGTGTTAATTCAAATGTCTTTATTGGGTATTTAATTCTTCTTATATACTATATGAAGACCATCGTGTTAAACTCAACTAATTTGGTTAATAACGGATTAAACAACCAATTTGTATATGTATTTCCAAACTCGGTAAATATTAAGAATAGTTATATAGCAGTAGCATCAGTAGCCATCTATTATTCTTGGTTCAACATTTCCGCATCATTAGGAAATAATTCATTCTCCTACACTTGGTATTCTGCTGGAACGAATGTATTATTCTCAGCAACAGGTGATACTGGGGCTATATCAGGAACAACCTTGACTATAACAGGGACAGCCCCTTTACCTGCTCTTGTTGTTGGCTCACTTATTACAGGTGTGGGTGTTACGGCTGGAACATATGTGACTGCTATTTTATCCGCAAATACTTTCACGGTTAGTCAATCTCAAACATCAACACCAACAGGTTATGCCCCATCTGTTTCAACCACACATACTATTACAATCCCCGATGGATTATATCAAGTAGCAGACCTTAACAACCTTTTACAATTCAATATGATTGCGAATGCTGATTATCTAATCAATGCGTCAGGACAGAATGTGTATTACGCAGAATTCTCGGTTAATCCATCTCGTTATGCTATTCAATTAAATACATTCTTAATCCCAAATACATTACCAGCAGGTTTTACTGCCCCAGTAGGTTTTACATTCCCCAACTTTCCACAAAACCCAGTTGTAACTATTCCACCCACAGGAGGGGCTACGGCTGGTCTTGGTTATTTACTTGGATTTAAATCAGGATTAGTAACATCATCATTAGCATCAAGTGTCACCACTGGAACTTATGTATCTACTAACGCCGCGGGAACTATATCCTATATAAGCACTTCATCTCCTAATATTCAACCAAACAGTTCCCTTTTGTTTTCATCTACGGGTGTTGATAATCAATATTCCGTTCCCAACTCTATTATATACACAATATCCCCCAATGTTTCGGTTGGTTCTATTATCAGTGATAAGCCTCCCAATTTTATTTGGAATAAGATGTATGACGGTTTCTACAATCAATTAACAATTACTATATTAGGAACAAATTTACAACCTATTCAATTGAACGACCCCTCAACAACCATTATGCTTTCTATTGCGACCGCAGAAGACCGAGGCATCAAGTAAGGGAAGATTTTTTTATAAACATATTGTATAATGGTAAAATTGTATATTGGAGGACGAGTTCATCATTCACATTCACATATGTCAGGAAGAGGGTCATCGCTACTACTTGAAAGAGGGGGTTCAGGTTCGGCATCTTCCTATGGTTCAGTGGAAGAATATAAGGAAGCAGTATCAACTCCTTCCAGTTATTCAAAACATTTGCCGAGAGTTCTACCTGCTCCAATGAAAGGAGTAGGGCTAAGAGGGGGAACTTTATCAGGACTTGTAAATAGAATAAGACAAGGTTCTCCCGAAGACCGAAGTCAAGGACAAGATAAGAAACTACGGGGTTTAGTTAAACAAATAGAACAACTACAATTATCCACCCCCAAAAATACCCACAAGCCCAAACCGATTTCATTTTAAGAAACAAGATGAGCGTTTTTGAATTTTTTCTCTTTTCAAATAGTATAAAGGAATGGATAAGGTAGTCTTTGATTTATCGCAAGAATTAGATAGTTCGCCAAATATCTTCATTAAGAAAGAATGGATTAACATATTAGACCAACAGAACGGAAATTATCAAGGAAATCAATGTATCATAGAAACGAGCGCCCTCTCAAATAGTAACAAATTTATGAATTATCGGGAGGCATATATCGCAATGCCCCTATTGCTTACTCTATCAAATACCTCCGCCGCAACAGCAGATATGGCACCAGCCACCGCTGGAACATCTCTTGACTATGTGATGGGATTAAAGAATTTTTACGGCTCAATGATACACTCTTTTACGGTGGATTTTCAAGGCACAACAATCGTTCAACAGACCCCTTTTACCTCTATGTATAACTGCTTTAAATTGCTTACCACGCTCTCGTGGAATGAAGTGTATTCGTTTGGTTCGCAAATTGGATTTTATCCTGACGACCCCCTATCTTGGACTTTCATTGATACTCCAAGTGCCACCGCATTAGACGGAAAGGGAACTTGTGTGAATACCAATCTTAGCACCACAGGTCAATTTGCCCCAACTACGGGAGCATTTAACATTTATTCTTCGGGTGCTGGTAATATTGGCTTCCTTCAACGCCAACAGTTCATTAATTTTGACCTTTTAGGTGTTCCTGTAACTGGAACTTACTCAGCACTTCTGCCTGAGACAAGTGTTAAAACGATGTGGAAAAATTACATCAGTCAAAAACGAAACGCCAACGCAGGAACGACTGTTGGTGTTATTCAAATTTCAGTTATGGCTACTATCTACCTAAGACATCTTCATTCCTTTTTTGATAAAATCCCATTGGCAAAGGGAATATTTATGAAATTGACTTTTAACTTGAATAATACAAGTTGTGTTGTTTCAAAGGCGACCAACGCAACACCCGCTGCGTCAAGTTTGACGGTCACATCTGTTACAACTGCTGTGGGAGGAGTTAATCCTTTAATGATTGCTTCATCACGAACAGGTTGTGGAAGCGTTTCATTAAATTCAGGAACTACTTCTACAACTTCAACCTATATCGCATCGGTTGCTGTTGGAGGTCGTGTATTGGATACTTCACAAGCAAATATTACAGGAGTTGGAACTAACAACCTTGCTTCTAATGTGTATCTATACATTCCAGCATATACCTTTAACCCCATCTACGAGAGTGTGATGCTTTCATCGCCTATCAAAGAAATCAAGTATAAGGATTTGTATCTATACCAAATTAACAATGTTGTTTCAGGAGGAACAATCAACAGTCTTCTAACGAATGGTGTAAGTGGATTATGTGAAATTGTTATTATTCCATTCCATTCATCTTCTGCGGGGACAACCAACGGACACCCATTGGCTGATGTATGCCCTGTATATCAATCACCTTTTGATACTGCTGGGTGTGGAACTACTTCTCCTTTGTGTCATATCAATCAGTTCCAAGTTGTGGTTTCGGGACAGAATGCTATTTACAATACTCAGCAACACGCTTCCATAGAGCAATACAATCACCATCTCAAAGGTGTCAATGCTATTAACGGCAACCTTACGGAAGGAATTGGTTCAGGACTTATTAACTCACTTGGATTTGATAATTTGTATTGTTACTATACTGTTAATTTGTCACGAATGCTTCCAGTGGAAGAACAAGTTCCCAAGTCTGTCATCGTTCAGGGATTGAACGCATCAGGCAAGTCTTGCGATTATTTCTGTTTCATTTCATATTCCACATCTATTAAGATTTCTATCCTTGAAGGTGTTCGCGTTTAAGTTTTTGTCTTTCTTTAATGTATATGGAAGTCATTCACATTGCGGCGTCTCACCCTCAGTTATTAAAGTTGCGTAAAGGACATAAAATTCGTGTTAAACCTGCTATGGAGGGTCACGGAACACCATTGTTTGTCGTATCATCAACACACGGTCAGTATAAAAAAGCATCTGCTGGTAAAAAAGGGTTTGATATTAGTTTATCACCGAATGAGATTTTTGAAAACAAAGAGAATAAGGAACACCCTAAAATACAAGGTCAGGGCATTTTTGGAAAACGGTTTGATAGAATAGTAAGAAAAACAATTGGTAAGACAGCCCAAGATGTCATATATAAAGGTGCTGACTTGGCGAAACCTGCCATCAAAAACATTATCTCACAAGCGGGGGCGCATCTTCCTCAGGCAGGACAACAAATCGGTCTTGCTGTGGCTAATGCTACGGGGCAACAAGCATTAGCACCAATATTAGGAGAACTTGGAAAACAGGCAGGTTCAGCATTACGAAAAGAAGGAACGCAAAGATTAGAGAACTATTTAGACGACCCACATTCGCTTCGTGGAAGAGGTCTTCACTTTACAAAATATCATCACCCTCATCTACAACATCACCACGAAATAGGAGTTATTGGAATTGGTGGAACATTGCTTCATAGAAAACACTCTGCGAAATTATCCAACCCATATTTAGAGCATAAGTTACAAAATAAGGAACTACCAATAAAATTCCAGCGAATTCATCACACAGCAGGTAATGGTTTAGGACTTGGTCTATACCTATAAATATATTGTTTGTTTTTTGTTATATGCGATTTTTTATAATCGTATATAATAGTAATGGCGTCATATCAACCACCAATAGACACAACTGCGATATTCAATTCTCAAAGTTTTTCAGCATCAAATTATACAGGAGAGAGTGACCCAAACAAACTGGATTTCCCAAACGCACAAGGCACTCCAACAATGCCTTCGGTCAATATAAGTGATGGGATAAACGCATCACTCATCACGCCTACTGGTATTACTACATCAGGAACACAAGGGGCATCTACTATTGATATAATTCAAATACCCGAAAAGAATACAGCGAATACCTTTACACAAAACCAAACATTATCAGGAACAGCAAATGTTATAGGGGGTGGGACTTTTGGGTCAGCAGGTATTGGGAATACTTTTATTGGAGCAAATACTGCCTTTAACCACAATATATCTACAACTGGTGTTATTAATCTCAGCAGTAGAACCTTCTTAGGATTAACCGCAAATGTTTCCGCATCACCATTTATTGGAACAGCAAGTATTTCAGGAACTACAATGACTACAACTTCGGGTAATCCATTAATTGTTGTTGGAACAAATATTCTTGGAACAGGTGTTACTGCTGGAACGATAGTAACAGCGGTTGGTTCATCAACATCATTCACTATTTCTCCCTCTCAAACATCAACACCTCAATCATATCTTTTACAAGGGACAGGGAATACAGTTCAAGTAGTAACTATTAATAATGGAACGGCAGGTGTTTCAGGAACTACAATGACAATTAATCCAATTAATGTAACTCTTCCAATAGGAACATCTATTTCAGGAACAGGTATTAATGCTGGAACAAGAATTACAGCAATAACCTCACCAACAGTCTATACAGTTGGTGTAGCATCAATGATTAATTCAACAATCAACGCCACATTTGTTTTAGCAGGTTCATTTAACTTAGCATATTCATTATCACAAATATATAATGTCACACCATCTAATTTAAATTCATACACTATATCCCTTCCTGTTATTCAAAATTCCAATATTGGTGCTATAACTACTCTTCGCATAACAAACGCTGGAACTACTAATGTAAGTGTATCTTGTTTAAACAGCATTTTTCCAGCAACTACTACAAATGGGTCTAATACCCACACAATATATACTGGCGGAGTTTCAACAACATTCACATCAGGGGGTTATACGGCATCTGTTACAACAACCACTTTAACAACAACAGGCTCACCCCCTCTCGTGGTTGGAACTCTTATTACAGGTGGAAGTGTAACTGCTAATACATACATAACAGCCGTTCTTACCGCAAATACTTTCACAATTAATAACTCCCAAGCAGGAACACTAACTCCTACAAATTATCAATTACCAACCCCTCTAACTTCTCATACTTTTATAGCATTAGCCTCACCTCTTGGAGTAGGGGGCTTTGGTTGGTTTCAATTAGGAACAGTTTAATACCTTTTTATAATCTCTTCCTATATTGTAATAACATATGTCAGCATATAATCCTCCAACGGAAACATTACCAAGATTTAATACAACAGTTTTTATCCAAGACGATAATGTCACTTATCCAGTAGCACAGGGAGCATTAACCATTCCAAAACAAATAAGAATTGTAGATGGAAGTAATACCATTATTATAACTCCAACGAGTATTATTATAAACGGCATTGTATATAGTCTTAGTAATATAGCATATTTAAATTTGTCCCAAACCTTTACAGGTGTCAATAGTTTTAGTAATTCTATTTTAACAAATAATATAGATGCTCTAAATACAACCGCTATTGCTACATTGTTTTCCAATCTCACAGGTAGGTTATTTATAGGAAATTCAACAGGTAATATCGTCATAGATGGATTAACAACAACATTCACAAACTCTTTACTATGTGATACAATAAGAGGCACATTGACTACTAATGCTGTTTCATTATATACAACAACTACTGGTGGGGTTACAATAGGAAATTCATCGGGAACGAATGTATTACAAGGTGCTACTACCATAACAAATTTACTAACAAATTTAATCAATCCAATTGCTCCAACTAACAATATTCAAATAGGAACTACACAAACAACGGGGACTATGAATATCGCTCCAAATACAAGTGGCAACATTACCATTGGTGGTTTGAATTCAATAAATACATATATGTTTGGAACGAATGTTGTAATTGGATTTCCATCACAAAGTATTACATTACAAGGTAATACACAAAGTTCAGGTATATTAACAGCAGAAACAATAAGGTCAATCGTTTTAAGTAACACTATAAGATTGTATGATACATCAACAGGAAATATTATAATCGGTAATGCTGGTATTTCAACTAATACGATAAATGGTAATACAACTATTACAAACACATTACTTGCGAATACCCTAACAGGTAAAGCGGTTGCTGATAATATTTCACTATATAATACATCTACTGGAACAATCGTAATAGGTAATGCTGGTGTTTCAAATAATACGATAAATGGATTATCAAATTATATAGAAGGAGCAACTAACACCATAGTAGGAACAACGAATACAATTTATGGGCTTTCTACATTTGAAAATGATGTGACTTATACAGGGAGTATCATATGTGATGTTATAAAACCCAAAACAACAGGGGTTGGTGGAAATCTTGTATTGTGGGATAATGCTTTGGGAAATATAACAATAGGTAATAACGCATCAGGCATCACTATAAATGGATTAACCAATTTTCCTAATGGTATTAAAATAAAAACAATAAGAACAGCGTCAGCAACGGATATTGTTACATTATTTGACACATCAACATCAACTATCATATTAGGTAATGCTGGTGTTTCAACAAATACCATAACAGGAATATCAAATACCATAACAGGAACAACAAATACGATAAATGGAAATACAACAATGTCAAACTTTCTATTTTTGACATCAATAAGAGCAGTAACGCCAACGGCTGGTGTATTTTTATTTGATAATATGACTACTGGGAGTATCACAATAGGGGGGGGTTCTCATACAAGCACTATAAATATTGGGACTTCAAGTTCTTCAAGCGTTGCTATAAATGGCGTTTTAAGTGTATTTACAACTATGAGTGCTAATACTATAAGAGGATTAGCCGCCGCTAATGCTATTTCATTATTTGACACATCAACTGGAACAATTACATTGGGTAATACCGCATCAACAAATACGATAAATGGAATTACAACATTCAATGAAGCCCTATCAGCACCAACCCCAGCATCTCAATTAAATACAACAAGAGTTCCTACGACAGCATATTTGACAACATACTATCCATCTCTTTCATCAAACAATTCCCTTTCAGGAACAAATACCTTTACAAGCACCGTATTATGTAATACCATAACAGGAACAACAGTGGGTAGTGCTATTTCATTATATGCTACATCAACTGGAACAATAGCATTAGGTAATACCGCATCAACAAATACGATAAATGGAATTACAACATTCAATCAAGCCTTATCAGCACCAACCCCAGCGTCTCAATTAAATACAACAAGAGTTCCTACGACAGCATATTTGACAACATATTATGCTCCGCTTACAGGAACAATAGCCAACGCTACTGCTATAACATTAACACCTAATACAACAGACACTCTTGGATACATTACATTTTCATCAACTGCGTCAGGGTCATCAAATATCAAAACGAATACAAATTTAACATTCAATGCTTCTACTGGTAAATTAACAACATCTTCTCTTGAAACGAATACGATACAAGGTAAATTGGTAGGTGATGCTATTTCATTATATACATTGACAACTGGTGGAATTACAATGGGTAATGTATCAAATACAAATACGATAAATGGTTCAAACACGATAAATGGTATTACAACAATTAACAATACTCTAAAAGTAAATGAAATACAAGGTGTATTGGCGTCCAGTGCTATAAATTTATATACAAATACGACAGGCGGTATTAATTTTGGTAATCTTAATCAAACAGGTTCAATGACTTTGTATGGTGTGAAAAATGGAGCAAATACAAACAACATATTTACAAATACACAGGGGTCAAATACAAATATTCTTACAAGTGTTACAAGTGGGACATTAACTATTGGAAACTCAACCCAAACAGGGGTGGTTTCTTTATATGGTTCAACAACAGGAATAAACACTATTTTTGACAACTTGACAACTGGTTCTATTACATTTGGAAGTTCATCAGGGACGAATACGATAAATGGAAATACAACAATAACTAATACATTATTTGGGAACGCATTGCGAGGTAAAGCGGTTGCGGATAATATTTCATTATATACAAATACTACTGGGACAATTACATTGGGTAATGGAACTCTATCAACAAATACCATAACTGGAAATACAAATACAATAACTGGATTGTCAAATACAATAACTGGAATAACAAATACGATAAATGGTATTACAACTATTGTTGATACATTAGATGTAAATACCGTAGAAGGTAAAGCAGTAACTGATGCTATTTCATTATACGCTACAAGCACAAGTGGTGGAATTACACTGGGTAATACAGCGAATACGAATACGATAAATGGTAATACAACTATAACTAACACATTGATTGTGAATACCATTCATAGCATAGCCTCAGGAACTACTACTAATTTATATAACAACTTAACAACTGGTTCTATTATTGTAGGGTCAAATTTAACATCAGGGGCTATAACGATTGGAAGAACGGCACAAACAGGAAGTGTTACAATCAATGGGGCACTAACAACTGGAACAAATAATCTATTCAATAGTTCAACTACATCTGCTGTAAATATTAATAGAGCAAGAACATCAGGTGTTTTAACTATTGGAAATTCATCTACAACTGCTGTAACAGCATCTACAAATATATATGGAACATCTGTGACAGGAACGAATAATCTCTTTACAAATACAACAACAGCAAACACTAATATTCTTACAAATGTTACGACAGGTAATATAGATATTGGTAGTATAACGCAAACAGGATATACAAATATATATGGGGCTTCAACCGTAGGAAACACAAGCACTCTTTATACAAATGTTACATCAGGTAGTATAGATATTGGAACGGCTTTGACAACAGGTATAATGAAAATTGGTGGTTCTTCAAGCACAGCACTTAGTTTTCAATTATTCGGGACTACATCAGGTGACAACCAACTCTTTAAAAATGTCACAAATGGGGATATAAATTTTGGAGGCACAAATCAAACAGGAGCATTGTATATTGGAGGCACAAATCAAACAGGAGGAACTTATATTAGTAATAGTGGGAATACAACATACATATCAGGTGATGTTGTAAGAATAATGTCAAGCACTACAAGGTATTATCTTGATAAAACCACTACCCTTACAAGTGCTACAACAATATCATCTCCATTATCAAAATATTACATATGTAACTTTACAGTTGCTGGTAATGTTAATTTACCAACACCAACAGTTTCATTTGTAGGTATTGAAATTGTTATTAGAACAATTGGGACAGCAGCAGCAACCCCAACAACAGTAGCGGGGACTAATGTTTTCATAAATTTATCAAACGCTCTTACCAGCACATTAACATCAACAACATCATTTCGTGTTGTATGTGGTGAAAAGGCTGGTAGTTATTACTGGATACAATTATAATGATATAATGTATGACTGAACTCAGTGAGATATTTTATTCAAATCTTGTAACTATATGTAGTGGGATTATATTGGCGGTGGTCGCTGTATGCTATAAAAGTAAATGTAGGAATATTAATTGTTGTTATGGTCTCATTCAAATTGATAGAGATGTTATAGCAGAGGAACATATAGACGAACACGAACAAGGAGACGATATTGAAATGAAACAAAATCTATGAGTATAGTATATGTCGTTATTTGAAAAGCGTTTAGATTATCCTCCAAAGGTTAGAAAGATATTGGAAAGGGTTGGTGGTGATATTATCGCTTCTATTGAAATAGGAAGAACACCAGTTCCTTCCTTACTTACTAATGCTCTTAATATAATATCATTTGGAGAATTTCAAAAGAAGTTTGGTGCTATGCCTTATGACAAGTTATTTCATTTGTTTATGATTATAAGAACTACAAAAGGTGAGCGTGTTATGCTTGAAAAGAATGAAGTTATTAATAGTGCGTTGAGATATAAAATACCTCCAAATACAGAGTTGAAGAAAGCAGATGGTATTCGTCAAAATGTTAGTATCAATGATTTTCTTCTCAAAGGATTACAGAGACAGGGTAAAGAGAAGTTCTTTACATATTCAGCCTCACATAACAATTGTCAAGACTTTATTGTAAATCTCCTACAAGCGAATTATATAGGGGGAGATATAATTTCCTTTGTAAAACAAAATACAAAGGAACTCTTTGAAGGATTACCTCGTCTAAGAAAAATCGCTAATACCGTTACAGATGCGGCGGCTATTGGTGATAGAGTTATACAGGGGAGGGGGGATAAATTATTATCTCATAAGAAGTATATAGATATGCCTAAGAAGTGTAGAGAGCCTGAAAGCGACAGCGACGATGAAAGGGGGGTTCATCACCATCACCATCATTATCATATGGAAGGAGGATTGATAAATTTCAAGAAACTTGGTAATACCATCAAGTCAGGATTTCAAAAGACTTTCACACCAGCATTGGGGAGACAGATTGCTTCTACGGCTATTCATCAGGGAATTCCTATTGTTGCTGGATTAGCAGGTGATGCCCTCGCTGGGCCACTGGGAGGTGTAGCCGCTGGATATGCGGGACAGGAGGCGGCAAAAGCCATAGGTAAATCTACTGGGTATGGTGTTAAACCAAAGCGTCAGGGAAGATTTCCAAAGGGTAGTGAAGAGGCAAAGGAGCATATGCGTAAAATTCGTGAGATGAAGAAGAAGTAACTCATTTAGGTATAAAGGGTGGTAGATTACTCTTACCTTTTATCTTCTGTTTTAATTTAGTTTGATTTCGTAAATTAGCAGGTTGTATTTCACTTGGTGTCAATGGAGTTTTAGACGATACTTTTTTCGTAGGACGATAAACAGGATAATCCAATCCACCTACATCTTTCCAATCTTCTTTGAACCATCGTTTTAAATTCTTCGGCTTGTCATCATCACTATATGTCCCTCCCATAGATTTATATGTCTTTACAATAAATCCGCTCTTATAGGCACTGGGCTTTGAATATTTATCGTCAGCAATCTTCTTTGCTTTTTCGTAAAGGGTTGGATTATCTACAATAGGCATTATAGTATATGTAAAGAAAATTCACGGCACGATATATGTAGTTAGATGTTGTTAGATTGTGTTGGATTTCATATCATCTATGGTAATGGAAGTAGAGTATTAGATAT